GATAACGGAACCGATCCTCACAGCCAGAAAGCAGCAGAAAAATTAGCAGGTATCTCATCACACCCCCAGGACATGAAGCGCGTGCTTGTAATGCTTGATCCGGTCGTTCAGCCCAATGGTGCCGCCGTTGATCCGCTTGGTCAGCGTCAAGATGTCGCCAGCGTCTGCCCACTGGTTGAGCTTGTTCGTTTCCCAAAACCAGCAGGCAGACTGTGCCGCACCCTCGAAGGTAGCCAGGTAGTCAGGCACTTCGTTAATGTCGAGCGGCCTGCCATCCACCTCTATGCTGTCTGCAAAGTTTTGATAATTCTGGCGGCCAGTGAGCTGGATTAACCCCCGTCCGCAAAATGCGTATCCATCTTTGCTGGCCTCGTCACCATTGCCCATGCGGTTGGCATAGATCCGATTCGCAATCGCTTCCTGCTTGTTTGGTTTGCTTGCGTATTCTTTGGCAAGCTCATCAGTTGGAAAGTATTTAGGGAACAACCTGCGCAGGGTTTCCCACTTGTAGTTGAGATTCTCTTTGAGCGTGGTGAAGTTGCCAGACTCATGCGCACACTGCGCAATGAAGGCAGCAATCCGCTGCGGGGTGTTGATGTCGTAGTCAGGCAGCAGTTGCTCGAGTGCATTGTGCCAGTAGCTAACGTGCTTGTTGCCTGGGATCATCTGCCGGAGCTGGGCTTCTGTAATCATTGGCCATACATCCTTTCAATCAAAACATCGCGGCGCAGTTCCTTCATCTTGCGGATCTCTATCTGCATTGCTTCGCGCAAGTTCATCAGATCCACATACATAAAACCAAGCACTGGCATGACAATGAAGAACGTCAGCAGCACAGCTAACACGGTCACAATCAAAGACCAAGGTACATCTTCTGAATCGCGCTTTTCGTTATTAGCCACATTAGACCCACCGCGTACAGCACCAGAAATACGATTGCTCCAACCCAAATCATTCGAGCCTTGAGACGATTTATTGCCTTTCTGCGTTGCCATCTCGCCGCCTGTATCTTCCTAGTCTCTGCTGCTAATGCATCTGCCTGCTCGTTCTGGATGTCATGCCATGCCTTCTCAAACCTAGACCACACAGACCCTAGCTCTGGCGGCGTGTTGTAGACCATCTGCTCTCGCACCTGCGCCAGCATCTCATTCAGCTTAGACTCTAGCCGGATGCGCTCTAATGCTCTGCGGCCTAACGACAGTTCGCCTCTGTAAACCTCCTTAGCTTCAGCTTCGCTCTGCACATATATCTTTACTAACGCTTCGTATTGGTCAATGAAGGTTCCCAGGTTAGACCAGATGTCATTTAGCACATCATCCGGTGTGGCCTTTGCCACCTCCTGCACTTTTTTTACCTCCTCCTGGTACTGCCTTGTCTGCTCCTTGCTGGGGCTTACGATCTTGTTGTACTGCTCCTTCAGATCCTTTAATACGTCACTGACATCGCCGCTCGTTGACTTAATCTGCTTGTACAACTCCACGCCGCGCTTGGCGAGATCGATTGCTGTGGTACAAGCCTTGTACGCAGCAGCAATGGTGACAGGATCAAGCACATCAGAACAAGTGCAACTGCTTCTTCATGCTAATGATTTCTTCGCGCAAGGCATCGTTCGCTTCCTCGCACCGACGGTTTTGTTCCTCGACTGCGGCCAATCTTTCTGACAGGCGCGTTACTTCCTCGCGCAGGGTAGTGACTACCTGCTGCCACGCAGCGCCAGTAACGTCAGCTGCATGGTTGCTGCGGTTGTCGGCCTTCACCTTCTGGTACATACCCCACGCGCCAGCGCCAAGGCCTGCAATTCCGACGGCAACCTTTGTGATCAAGTCTTCCATGATTAGAGCGCATTAATTTGTGATGTGGTTAATGTTGAGATGTCATCCGATGTCACAGGCTCGACCACAGTCTCCGGCAGCGCGTACTCAACCCATTGCTCACTCGACTGCGACCACGACCATTTGTAGCCCTCGCGCTCTACTGGTTTTGGGTCACGAATAACCCATCCTGGCGGATACCACCAGACCACCTCTTTGCCAGCAGGACAGTCAGGCGCATCAGGCACTTCTATCCAGCCCTCTGTGCCGTCTGTTTGCGGCTTTGGAATACTTCCGTTTTTAGAATAAAGCATAATTCACCTATCGCAATAGGAAGGCTTCTGTTGGAGTTGTTGTAACAGTCCTTGCAACACCTCTTGTGATACGCAAATCATCAATGTAGCCATTAAATGCATTGCCGCCAGTTCTATCTGCACCCACATACATTGAGTTTGTCTGGTTAAAATCTGTGCTTACAGTTCCAGCACCGTCATTAACGCCGTTGATATAAATCTTGGTCTGGTTTGTGCCAGTACCTTCGCGCACAACAGCAATGTATGTCCATGTTGCTGACGATATGGTTCCGGTTGACGTTATCGTAGTAGAACCATAAGTAAAGACAACCTGATTGCTTGAGTTCAAAGACACTAACCACCCTGTCGTAGCAGTACCCTTGCCAACCAACCCATAAGTTCCAGACGCATTTCTATATACCCACATCTCAATCGTAAATTCACCAGTACGAAACATCTGGTCAACGGTATGAGGCATTAACAACCAATCACCAGTTCCATCGAATAATATAGAGCTACCACCAAACTTACTCTGCGTCGTGCTGATCTGCGCTCCACCTACTGTCTCCAGCACGTTCTTGGCAGCAGCGTCTGTGATGCCAGCGTTTGTGCTATTAAGCAAGAGAGATGTGTTTGTGATTGCCGTTAATGGTGCTGTCGGCACAGTAACCGATGTAAAGCCAGAACCTTTCAACACCCTAAGATTAGAAATGTAACCACTAAAAGTGTCATTAGTTACGCCAGTAGCGCGAACACCAATAATCGGTCTTGACGTTCCATTTGCAAAATTAGTTGAATCTGCAACTGTAGAGCCGTCCTGCACACCATTTATAAATAAACGAAGATTGCCGCTAACTCTGGACACCAGAATGTGTGTCCACGCATTTACTGGTATTACTATTGTTGTTGGGAAAACCACCTCTGTTGCATCAACAAGAAATCTTGCGGTATTGTCAAGGGCTATATCAAGTACAGGGCAATATGATGTTGAGCCATCCCGTGCGTCGTATATTTTTCTTACATCAGCTGATGTTGTCGGATACACAAACGCCTCAATAGAAAAATCACCAGTGCCAAAAGCAAGCGAAGAACTACCACCAACTGTCAAATAGTCGTTTCCATCAAAATACCCACTACCACCTACAGCAGTCGTGGTGTATGCAGCAGTAGGAGCAAATGGGCTGAATGCTTGGACGGATGGGGTGCCAGTTATAGTAAGAGTAAATCCATTGCTACTATTGTCAACAAAGCGGTTTGACTGACAAGTAAGTAGTTCAACCTCTGTTGCTGTAGCACCTTGGCTTGTGGTCGTTAATGATGACGTACTTGGGGTAAAGGCTCCTGTGTATAACGCAGTTCCTTTAACAAAACGCAAGTTTGAGATGTAGCCATTGAAGTCTTCAGTAGCACCTCTATTCGTGCCTATTCTGGCTTCTTCCGTTTGTGTAAAGTCTGTGCTAACAGTACCTTGACCATCTTGCGTGCCGTTAATGTATAACTTAGTTTGATCCGTGCCTGTGCCTTCTCTGACTACGGCAACGTGTGTCCATGTGTTTGCTGCAATAGTTCCAGTTGAACTAATGCTTGTTGTGGTATGCGTAAACCGCAAAACATTGGTTGATGTTACTTGAAACACAATACCAGTTGATGCACCACCTTTAGCGTAAATGGTATGGGCAGCACCAGAAACATTTCTCCAAATCCACGCCTCAAGAGTAAAGTTAGATGTTCCGGGGCGTAATACTGCGTTATCTGCTACAGCAAGATAATCATCCGTACCATCAAAAAAGTTACTCCACCCCGTCTGACTAAACGGCGAGAATGTGCCCTGCGTCGTATTGCCGTTGCGGGTAATCGTGAAGTTGTTAGTAGACGAATCTAGGAACGTATTATTCTGCGCTCCGTTCGTACCGTTGCCGGGAAGTAATAGCGTGACACGGTTAAAGAAAGAGTCGGTTGCGGCTGCGATAGCCGACCGGGTAAATCCGAATGCTCGACCGCTGGCTGCTCCAATTGTCGATAGCAATCCCATTACGCAAACCTCGTTTGAGCCGCAAACACGGTGAATGCTGCATTGCCGGTTTTGACGATGGTGTAGGTGTAAGCATCGATGCTTGATGCGTTACCAGCAGACCAAGCCGTACCGCCCTGATACTTAGGTGTGACGCTTGAGCCATCGACCTGTACTACGTTGTTGTAATACGCCGTTGATCCGTTAGTCACCAAGAACGTCACCGTCACCGACTGCCCTGTGGACATCAATGTATTCAGGCTGGTGCCGCTTGATGCACGGAAATTGACAGTCCAGTTAGCCGAGGCATTGCTGGTGTAGTACAGCACCGACTGCGTGGTAACGTCGTAGTTGATTGTGCCGGTCGCAGCAGTCGCCGAGATTGTTGTTGTTTCAGCAGCGTCAGCCAACACCATTGCCAGCGTACTGGTCGATCCGTTGAATGTCTGCGTTGCGGTGAACGTCGTAGCAGTACCTGGAGCCACATAATCTGTGCCTGCCGATGCGGCAGCAATCACACCAGAACTTGCTTTCAATACGCCTGTTGTTGTTGCTCGTTTTAATGATGAGCCTGTGGTTCCATTGAATAATGCAATCTCTGAATCTACTGAACTTCCAGGCCCAGTTACGCTGCCAGAAATTGAGAAGGCAACCTGATCCCAAGCCGAGCCTGTCCACACATACATCTGGTTTGCGGTTGTGTTCCAGTACAGCGCACCGGTCAGCAGCGCGTTGCCGTCGTTGTCTACGCTGGGTGCCGAAGACTTAGCACCAAGGTAGCGGTCATCAAATGCGTCATAACTAGCGGCGGCACTGGTCGCCGCTGTGCTGGCTGTGCTGGCGCTTGATGCAGCGTTGCTGGCGCTAGTCGAAGCATTAGATGCAGAGGTTGCTGCATTAGAGGCTGAGGTTGAAGCTGATGAAGCGCTTGAGGCAGCGGCAGAGGCAGAGCTTGCCGCATTGCTGGCCGATGTCGTGGCAGAAGCAGCATCCACAAGCAGCGTCCACTTGGCACTGTCGGCATTGGTATCGATTGGCTGCGAACCGCTTGAGGTATGCTGAACAATACACTGCCAGATGTTATTGTTGCTGGTGTCCTTAACAATGTCTCGGACGTAGTACAGTACCGACGCAGACCAGTTGCCACGGTTGGTGCCGAGCGTGTCAGCAATTGCTGGGTTGCCGTTGGCATCAAATCCTAATGCTTTGCCAGCACGCAAAGATGCGCGTGGCAGTGTCATGTTGATCGTTGTCGGATCAGTCTGCGGTGCCTGCAATGCGCGGCTCAGACCCTCGGCATTCTGCTGGTTGAAGATAGTCTGCTGATCCAGCTCGTCATTCAGCGTATTGGCGAAGAAGTCGCCGCCGGTCACAAAGTCGGTGGTGCGGCTGATCGTCCGGTTGCCGACGATGGCAATCTGCGTCGCGCCAGTAGGTGCTGCAGTCAGCGTCACAAAGCCTGTGCCGTTGCTGTTGATCGTTACCGTATAGTCGGTCGTGATCGTTAGCAGGGTATCGTCGCGGTACACAGCAACGTCGCCTGCCGCCAGGATTTCAAACGTGAAGGAATACGGGCCGGTGCCGGATGCGGCAAAGACCACCCTCCTTGTCACATTGTTAATTGGCACGCCCATAATAATCCTTCCTTGTCAAAATTTTACTAGGTTAATCTGGTTTGTAATAGATGCCATAGGATTCTCTTGCCTCGCCAATATCCATAATTTTCTCTTGAATTTCTGGATATTCAGACATTAGTTGTCGTTTTGCAAAGCTCATAAACTTGCTATGTACCTTCTGCACCAACTTTTGTTTTTGATCTAGCGGCAACCTCTCAAAGCCTGGCATCTTCATGGTGTCGAGGATAGTTTGCTTGGCAGGAGTTTCTTTGCCATAGATTGTTAACAATCTGGCATTTTGCTCTGCTGTCATTTCTATGTCGGCTGAAATTGACCCCTCGCCTTCGCCAATGGTGAACGATGTCTTACGGTCAGGCACGCCAATTGGTGAGCCGATCTCCACCAGCAGATCATCCACTTCAGAGAATTGTTCTGACGACACTCTGGTTGGCGACACCATTTCATATAACTTACCTTCGCTTCGCTTTATTTCGTCGCCCCACAGATTTGGCAAATCAATCAAATCTTTGCTTAATGGATAAACACGGCTGCGGTATCCGTTAAATGCTTCAACAAATCCGCGAATGCCTATAGGTAAATCTGGATTTGCTTTGGTATCTTTTTGGGTTGGATCTAGCAAACGATCGATTGCAGCTACGGTTGAGCTATACGCTCCGACCGGAGAGCCGCCAATTGCAAACGCACCAAATTGCTTGGTCAGTCCGTTGACAATCTTTTCGCCATCCACTTTTCCAGATTCGGTAAATCCAATGAGCTTGCCAACATCGGCAATGCCCTGTAAATAAGGCTGCTCTTTTAGGTACTCATACAGGCCATAGGTCGCGCCTACAAAGACTTCCTTAATTTTGTTTGTATCAGGCTCATACTTGGCATATTCAGCGTAGTCAGCAGCAATGGCCATTAATGCGCCAATCGGCTCCATGCCTTGGAAGCTGTAATATTCGTCACCTATTTTCATGCTGTATGGCTTCCAGCCAGTACGCAACAAAGCATCTCGCAGTTCTTTTCGCTCTGGGCCGCGCCCCGTTAATCCACCCTCTGCAGCCCAAAGAGAAAACCCAGTAAGAACCAACGAACCAAATGACATTTTGGCCAGTGCCATGTCGCGCTGTGGGCCACCGGCTGCAAGCTCCTGCCGCCACCGAGATGACAGCGGAGCAAACGGTGTGCGCTCCACAACATTCAATCCAATGTTGGCCGGTGTCTTAAAGAATGGCACGATGATTTTGCCGACAGGGTGATTGAATACACTTTGCAACTTAGCCAGAGCTGGCGGCAGATCTGCTTGGAAAGTGCCTTGCTTGGCAAACTCCATTGCAGCTTCATCTAAATCGCGTGGCGGATTAGATAGTAGATCTTCGGCTTCCTTAGTTGCTCTAGCAACTGCGTCCTGCTCATTCATGCCAGAGGCTAGCGACTCGCGGTAGATCTTCTTTGAACGCCGAATTACTTGCGCATTCATTTCCATGCGATACAGCACGCCCTTGAAGAATTCATCTTCAGTCATCAACGCACGACCAGGCAAAGTGATTGCTGTGCCGTAATAATCCAAACCTTTGCCAATCCAACTATCCGGCTTTGCGCCCGTCATCCGTTGCAAAGATTCGCCCATACCTTCCATAGGTCTGCGGCTGAGTTCAACTTTGCTGGCAATGTCCATCTGTGGCGCATTTGATTTCCAGGCTTTTGATGCCAGCTCAAAGCCTTCCACGATTGCATTGCGCAGGGATAGCGTCATCGTCAATGCTTCGTCTAGCTCGATGCGCTCCTCCTCGCTGCCTGGCACTCGGTCGCCAAACCAGCGCAGGCCGGGCGGCAGTTCGCCAGCCCTTATCTTCTGCGGCAAATACTTTGAATACAATCCAGCCACCAAGCGCTCTGGTATCTGGTACAACCCGAACAGCGAGTTGGACATAATATTTTTGGCGTGGGTCACAGGCGACGATAGCAGGCCATTGATCCAGGTTGTCATCCACACATCTTTGACACCTGACATCATCGACTTTTCTACTAGCGCATTTCTGGCTGCGCGACCTTCTAGCGATATGTAAGACCGTGCCAGATCGGTCAGCGCGTTGTCGCCACCAAACTCATCCAGCACCTGACGCAGTGCCTGCGACTTGCCATCGCGTGGCATACGCATCACAGCCAGCGCTCGAGCTGTTTCAGTCTGGATGCCTTTGACACCCTTCTGCACCAGCCCGTGGAAAGCAATCTGCTGACGCAGTGCCAACTTGTCCACATCGGTGGCCATGCCAGAATCTACCAGCTTGAATAAACGATCTAGTTCAACAGCGCTCGACTCCAGCACCTGCAGCGCCTTGTAGGTATCCACAGCGCTAGGCAGCATCCCGCCATCAGGTGTGGTTAGCCTGGCAAGGAATGATTCGCTGATACCGCTGGCTTCTGCCTTTTGCTTGATTTCATCAAATGTGACGCGCTGGGTCTTGATGCCGAGCGCATCGGCCACGCCACCGACCACAGCGGCAGCATCATCAGTCTGGTAGCGCGATAGATTGAATGGCTCAACCGGTACACCAGCAGCACGCTCTGCGGTGGTGGGTGATGGTTTGCCCTTGGTTGCGCCAGCAGCTTGGCGTGCTTCTGTGGCCTGCTTGACCTTATCAGCTAGTGCCTGGTCAGCTTCAGGGATTACGGTCATCCGACCAACCTTGCCAGCCTGCGGCAATTCGCCTGGTGGCGTTACATCGCTCAGTATCCGGCGGCCAGCGCTGGGCTCTGCTTTGGTGACTGCCTTGCGCAGAATAGAGCCAAGGCCTGCAACCTGCATCCCATCCATACTGGGTGAGCCAGGATCGCCAGCCAGCATATCGGGCGACTCTGCAGGCGCTTCTATTGGAAACGGCTCAAGCGGAACCTCACCGGCTGCCGGTGCCGCTGGGTCAGGCAGGATAGAACCTAGACGCTGCTCAAGAGGTGGGATAGCCATTTACTTGTTCTCCTTCACCGCCGGGTCATAGCCCCACTCTTGGATGCTGTCGCCATTCGTGTAGATGTCGCGGGCCTTTACCTTCTTGGTGATTATCTTGTAGTCACCGCGCAGCACTGAATCTCCGTGATGTTTGGCGTATTCTTTGGTGATGGCGACCCAATCACCACGATTGATTTCTGTACTTGTGACTTCGCTCGGGACAGCGCGGTAGATCGTCACCTCGGCATCAGGGTTGCCCTTGGCTTTGTAGGCAATGTCAAAAGCCTTTTTATCATATGGCATACGAGTGCCGTAAATTCGCGGGCCTTGCTTGCTATAGACATCGGCAGGGTAAATCTGACCGCCGCCAGTCAAGTCATCAAGCGATGCGCCAAATTCACGAGATGGGGCTCTATGTGCTCCCATGTAGTCTTGTGGTGGTACTGCATCCATCAGACCGCCGGTCTTGCGCATATAGCCTTCAATCATTTCACCCGCTACTGGTGCTAATGCCTCGCCTGCGGCTTTTACGCCGGTCTTGGCCATTGCCACACCAGGCACAACATCCAATCCTTGCAGCACGCCGGTTCCGTATTTCAGCGCTGCGGTTCCATACTCACCGCCAAGTGCAGCTTCCCTAGCCTCACCTGCAGAAATGCCAGCTTCTTGCGCCGCTAATGGAATTACAAAAGGAGTTAAGTCTATTAGCCCAATTCCCAAAGGCAGATTAGAACTTTCGCCACCAAACATGGTCTGTGCCAATCTGCGTGCGCGTGCGTTGTCCATGCCTGTATTGTCGATTAGCATTTGCTGCATTCCGCTAACCATGTTTTCACGCATGGTCATATCTTTAGGAATGACAGCGCCGACAACACCAGCCTTTTGATCCTCAGCAATCCTGCGCATGATCATTTCTGATTGCGTTGCCAATGGCATTCTGCGCATCAGCTCAGCAGCCTCATCAGGCGTGGTTGGCGCTTTAGGTAGGCCAGCACCAGCAGGCGCATCAGTGCGCGTTTTGCTCGGCCCAGCAGCTAGCTGCACACCCTCTAGGCTTGCTTCCTCTGCTGCAGGCGCAGGCTCTGTCGGCATGGTAGGGAAGTAACCTTCCACCACCATGTCGATATACCGCTGCTCAATTGGGCTGTATGCCATGTCACATTCCCTCAGATACTGTTATCAGGCGCTCAATCTCTTGAACCTGGCGCAGTCTTTTGGTGCGGTCGCCCAAGTCTTTTGTCGCCTCAGCCTTTTGGCGCAGAGCTGGTAATGTATTCCGATTGATCGGGCCAGTAATCCAATCGCGGTCTGGCTTTGCTCGGCCAGACCTGTCTAGTACAAAATACTCTAACGCCTCTTTTGCAGCTTTTGCTTCTGCGCTGTTTTGACGTTTAATTAAGTTTTCCTCAAGTTGTTTTGCAACTTGATTGTTTGTAAGGGTTTTCCCCTCCGCTGCCGCATTAGCTCTTATCTGCTCACCCTCGGCCTTCAGTCTTTGCTTCTTTTTCCATTCGTCAGACTTTGCATTTAAAACAAATATGCCGCTTGGATCTTCAGGTATGCCAGCCAATTTATTTAACGCTGACTCATATTCTCTCTCGCTTGTTTTGTTTTCTGAGCGGAATGCTTTTAGCAATGTAAGTTTCTGCTTAAAGTTTAAGCCAGGTATTCTGTCGATCTCATCTTCATTTCTAATTTCATTTTTGTATATGCTTTTAAGAGCGTAATATTCAGCAGACGGATTGCCATCCCCTTCTTCTTTTGGCTCCAAAAGTTCTTTGATAGTTCCAATAGGCAATGACTCAGGAGTTAGCTCCATTACTTGGCGAACAAGTTCCATACGTTTTGGATCTTTTACATTTTTAATTGGATAAATCTGCTCAAGCAAATTAATGGCCTTAGCCTTGTCTACTCTTAATGTTTCATCACGTTTACGTCTTGCAGTTTCTTCTTTTTGATTTGTTGCTAGCATAAAGCTGGCGACAACCTTGCCATACGCATCACCATCATTTAGATACAAATCTTCTAGCAGTGGAGCCAACTTCCCAATTTGTCTGCTTCTAAGTTTTTCCAGCGTAACCGTTGGGTCACGCATAAATTCATCTTCTACTAAATGCTTGCTTAAAACATTTATTTTTGCATTGCGTATACCAACGCGAAGTTTTTGGCTGTATTCCTTTTGAATGCCAACATCACCAAGCGACATTGACTGCGCAAAAATATCCAATCTAATCAATTCAACAAGATCTTCTGGAGATCTTTTGTTGCCCAATGTATCAATCCAAAAACCTCGCGTGTAGGCTGCCTCAGCCAATGCCATTGAATCATCAAATCCAAGTTCAAATTTTGTTGCCTGCTGTGCCTTAACGCGCTTTTGCTCTGCCTCGTATGCAGCATTTAATACTGTATTGCCATGCGTTGCCATCGTTGCGCGAAACTTGATAGCAGCCTCACTATCAACTTGCGCCAATGACTTTGCGTAACCATCAGTCATTACGGCAATTTTAGTGGCAATATCAGATGATTTTGCTTGGTTGTTTTGCACATCAACCAGCAGTTTGGCTAGCTCACTGCGCCCTTCTGTTTCAAAATGTGCAGACAGTTGCAATGACCGTGCTTTTTTTAACGTGCTTCCAAATTCTGTGAAATCACCAGACATTTTCCCAACGCCTGGAATTGCCGACATTAATCCTTCTTTTGCTAACTGCAATTGCTCGTCGGTAATTGGATTGGTGGCGGCAAACTGCAGCGCCTCCTCCCTTGCCATTTCACGCGCCTTACCAAATACGGTCTGCGACATACGATCAAGGACATCACCAATTATGCTTGCTTCCCTAGCCTGCTCACGGGCTGCCACCATGTAGTCAACCTGCTGTGGCACCACGCGCTCCATTGGCGCACCGCCTGGCGCTGCTATTTGAATTCCTCGCGGCTCAATTCTGGTTACCATGTTTACGTTCCTCTAGATGCAGTCTGGGCAAACTCAATTGCGCCACGGGTCAATGTGGCACTAGCAAGCAAACCACCCTGTTGACGCGCCGCTTTTCCTGCTTGAGTGTACTGACCAGCTTGTCGCTGTGCTGCAAATACATTAAGGAAGTTTTGATATTCAGTAGATTGAAGCAATGCAGCAGCATCTTCAAAACCTAACACTTGTGCGGTTAACGCATTTAGATCCGTAATCCCAACATCAAACATGGTATTGCGCACATTCTCAAGTTGAATGTTTGCTGCACTTCCCTCGCTAAACACAACACCGCTGGCAGCAGCTCTGGCCCGAGCTGTAGCATTTACCGAGCGCAGATTCCTTAGCAATTGATTGCCAGCAATTTGATAGTTGCGTGCCTCAATCTCTGCTTTCTTAAGTATCCGGCCAGATTGGATCTCAGCGTATTGCTGCGACATTTCTGCTCGCACTTCAGCAACTGTGAGGTTGTCGCGTGCTTGCAGTAGGTAGCCGGTCTGCTGCTGGATAGCTGCAGCCTGCTGCGCCTGGGCCGCGCCGTAAGACGCAATCAAACCAGCGCCAGCAACTACCATACCGCCCATGCTTCCACCGGTTGCAGGAGCCCCGCCACCAGCAGGGCCAAGCAATTCTTCTCTGACAACTGTTGATGCCTGAGATGGATTAAGTGCGCTTACATATTGTTCTGGTTGAGCCATGTCTATGTTCCCGAGTAAACGGCCACTCTGTAGTCAAGGCCTAGTAAGTTCATCTTCAATGGCAAGTTTTGTGACACTTCAATCGACTGCTCACGGTTGTAACCCAGCACGCCGTTGATCCGCTTGATACCAGTAAAGGTTGGCTCTGGGTCATCTAGCAGCGGGTTATCCAACAACCTGAATGCCACCGGTTGGTTGTTCACAACGATATTCTGTGTCTCTTCCAGCACTGCGCTGATCTCAACAATACGCTTCTTGAATGATACTCGGCTGCCTGTCTGCAGTTTAATCTCAACCGGCATGGTTTTGACATACACGGTGATAGGCAGGCCGACCTCGTAGTTGGTGGTTGATGCTCGGTCAAACGTCACCGAGCCACCACCGCTAACAGTCTCATTTGACTGTGGCACACCGTCGGTGATGACGTTCAACGACTTACCAATATGCGGCAAGCCAGATGCGCTCGCTGCGGCGGCACCAATAAAAGCGCAATCCGTATACAGATCATCTTGGAACCGCTCAACAAAGTACCTTGTTGTGCCATTGAATACTCGCTTGGTAATACAGTAGATCTGCGTGACATCCACGCCGACATCAAGAAATTCACCGTCTGTAGTGTACTCAGACGGCGACGTAATCTGCTGGCTACGCATCACAGAAAACACAGCCATGCTGCCATCAATCGTGTTGGTCATCAGCAGTAGGTCAGCTTCCTCTGTGCTGGATGCACGACGCAGAGCAATCCGCTGCGGCCCCTTTAGAAGGTGGCCAGACAACAGAGAGATACGCTGCGTGATGTAGGTGAGCTGTGTGTCGCTAAATACAAACTCGTTTAGCGATTTGCCTTGGCGCTGGATGTAGACCGAGCCAGACTCCACCGATTGCACTCGGGTGCCAGGCTTGATGCCATTACGCGACACCTGTTTAAACACGAAGGTCAGCGGCGTGATCGGATCAGTACCCTGCTGCGGCACATAAAACTCGCCGCCCGTGGTGAAGACCTGGAAGTCTCTTGAGCTGATAATGTCGGTGATGACGTTCAGCTCGTTGGTGTCTAGCGTTGCCTCGACCGCATCATCATCCAGCGATTCATTCGGCACAAAGTCAAAGAATAGCCCGATCTTGCTGCCCCACACTGTGGATGGCCGCGACTTACTCCCACCGAAATAGAGCCGACCTTCGTGGAAAGTCACCGACCGCGGCCAACCTCTTGAGCTTGACCATACATCCTCATAGTTATGCTCGAGTTCCCACCGGCCAGCAGCAATGGTGTCCGTATTAAAGAATGGGTATTCGGTAATCGCCTCAACCACCGTAGCCGACACATAGCGCGTTATCCGAGCCCGACCCTGCGGGGTGACGTTGACATACTGATTGACAGCTTCCGTTGTCCAGCTTGTGATGCTGTAGGTGCTGGTGCTGTTAGGTGCAGTTGTCCATGCCTGGTCAACTGTCGCCACCTTAGTGCTGCCAACGTAGTCCTCAATAATCCGCACCTGACCAGCACCTGTGCCACCAGTGATGGTGATGTACAGGCCATTGAAGTAATCATCCACCGAACTAGATGCCGACTTCAGCGTAATCGTGGTGCTAGCACCAGCCTGAGCTGTACCAGAATCGTGCTTTGAGCTGGTGGTAGTCAGCGTGATGTTGCCGCTGACTGCAGATACCGTTAGCGTTTCAGAGTTATTGGTGTGAAAGTCTATGTTGAAAGCATACTTTGGGATGCTGTCAAACGTAATCGTAGTCGCAGTCCAGGCCGTGTCGCTAGTACGCTGGATCTGTACCGGCTGCATATCAGGATGCACAACAATCAGCGTGTCAGCCGATTGCGTCCAGCACATATCGTCAACAATGCTCGAGCCAATGGTAGTGGTTAGATAGTTGTTGCCACTGCCATTGATGTTTGCCTGTACGACACCGTTCTTGATGATGTACATACGATTGTGGGTGAAGCACAGCATATAGCTGTCATCCACACTAAACTGGAAAGGCACCATGCGCACACCATTGCCAGCACTCTCGGTGCTAGTGTTGGGCAGCTCAAGGATGTGCTTGGTGCCAGGGCGGCGGCGCAGGCCACCTTGTGGCTGGATCAGGACGTTAGTTGCCTTGGCCAGCGCGTTACCGTACTGCTGAAGATCAACACGCGCACGCAGCAGCGGGTCGAGTTCACCCGTGCTGAAGTTTGTCGTGAAGTCAACGAACCTTGCCATCAGTTCCTCACTGCTGTCAGGGTGTAATCTTCAATAACGCGAACCGGCTGGTTCTTGCCATCAATCACCATCGCCTGCCGAGCATAGCCACCGCGACCATTCTCTGCCGGATCACCCACAGCAATCTGCCGCCAACGCAGTGTTTTCTCGCCTTGTTCCGTGATTGGCTCGGCAATGTGCCAGGCAATCATGTATTTCAGCAACTGCACAAAGTATTGCGGCATTGCAAACTCTGGCGTCTGGTACTGGTAATCGATATAGACTGCATCCAGGTTGGTCAAGAGCTTGTCGCCTTGGATCTCCCAATCGACGCTCATATTGCCACCCACTGCAGCCGAATCACGCACAGAGTGCGGATTGCCAAGCCGGTCGCCTGGTAGCTGGTACTCGTATTTCCAGAAACTGGTCGGCGTGGTAATCAGCCGAGATAGTTGGATCTTCTTCATTGAGAACGACCAGGGGTACATCATCAGGGTCGAATCTCGGATGTCTGGGTACAGACGGTCGCAGACCGAGCTTTCGTCGGTGCCATCGTTAAAAGATGAGATCGCCTTCGCGCCCAGCAGAATCAGCGCGTCAGAACAAATTGAAACACCTGTATCGCCTGCTGCCATCGCAACCTCTTAATGTAAGAAAGGGCTGGCCTCTCGCAGAAACCAGCCCTTGATGCTACATGGTGACTATTTAGTCGCCGTCAGTAGCCGACAGCGTGGT